CTTCTTCACGTTGTCGAACTGCGACTCAAGGCCCTTGATCAGACCCTTGATGATCACAACACCGGCGTTGTAGAGAAGGACCTTGTCCTTGGGGAGCGGACCCTTCCAGTCGGTCAGCTTGTCGGTGAGGCTTCCGAGCTTGTTCTTGACCGAGGAGAACATCGAGGTGATGCCGGAGATGAAGCCCTTGATGAGCTCCTTACCGGCAGAGAGCAGCGTCGAACCGAGCGAGCCCAGTGCGGACTTCGCCTTGCCGGGCAGCTCCTTCACCTTGGTGACGGCCTTGCCGATCCACTCGCCCACGGTGGAGACGAGCCTGGTCAGGCCGGTTACTGCCGCCGTCTTGATCGAAGACCAAGCGGAGGTGAAGAACCGGCCGATGGCCGCGAGTCCGTCAGTGACCAGACCGCGAGCGCCCGTGAAGAACACTCCGATGTAGCCACGGATCGCGGCGAAGGCTCCGGTGAAGATCTCGCCGATGGCCTTCCAGGCGGACTTGAACAGGGCACCGATGGCCTTGAAGCCCTTGCCCGCAGCGCCGAGGATGCCGACGTTCAGGAACACTTCCAGTGCGCCCAGGATCGTGTCCCAGACGCCCTTCAGCATTCCCTTGATGCCTTCCCAGAGCTGCTTGAAGCCGTCCTTGAAGGTGTCCCAGTTGCCGGTGAAGATGCCCTTGAACAGGCCCCACCAGATCTTGAAGAAGCCGACGATGTAGTCGAAGACTCCGACGAAGAACTCCTTCAGTCCTTCGAGGACCAGGCCCACACCGTTGATCGCGGCGACCAGCGCGCCGGCCAGGATCTCGATGATGAACTGGAGCACCGGAACCAGGATCGGCATCAGGAAGTTGACGACCGCGAGCAGTGCCTGAAGGAACGGCTGAAGCGCCTCGACCACGCGAGAGATCGCGTCGGCCAGCGGAGGCAGCACGGACTGAATGACCGAGCTCAGCATCGGGAGCAGAGGCTCGATGACGGCCGTGATGATCTGGAGCGCGATGGCGATCACCGGCTGGAGAGCCGTGAAGATCGTGGTCAACGCCTGAGCCAGCACGGGCAGGATCGGAGCCAGCGCACTGATGAGCGCCTGCGCCAGAGGCATCACGGCCTGGAGGATCTGCCCGAAGATCGCTGCGATCGGGGGCAGGATCGTACCGAGGAACTGGAACGCCGTACCGAGCAGGTCGCCGACGATCGGCACCATCTGCTGGATGATCGGAGCCAGCGTCTGGAACGCCTGCGTCAGCGCGCCGCCAAGAAGCTGGACGATCGGGATGAGCTGCGGAGCGAGCGTCGAGAACGCGCCCGCGAGCGGGATGATCGCCGCCGAGACAAGCTGAGCGAAGACCGGGAGCATCGCGGCGACGACCTGCATGATCGCGCCGAGCGCCTGGCCGAGCGGAGCCATCGCGGGAGCGAGGGCGTCCACGGCTCCCTGGAGCCCCGTGAACAGAGCGGTGATGCCCTGGGTCACGGCAGGCTGCGCGAGCGCGTCAGCGACCGCCTTCAGCGCGGTGCCGATGATCTGGCCGGCCTGCGGGAGGACGGTGGTCAGGAGCGAGCCGAGCTGCTTGAACAGGTTCTCGACAGCCGGGCCGGATGTCGTGGCGATGTTGTCCATCGCCTGGTGCGCAGCCTTGAAGACGTCAACGAGACCGGACTGGAAGCCGGGGGAGTCGACCGTCTTGTGGATGCTGGCCAGTGCGTCGTTCAGCGTGCCGAGCGACGTGCCGCCCGCCTCGGTCGCCGCGCGAGCGACGCCGGACAGGATGCCGTAGACGTTGTAGAGGACGCCGCCCAGATCCTTCAGGGCCTGGATGCCCTCGTCGATCTCGGCCTTGATCCCGTTCTCGCCCTTGGCCTTCAGGAAGTCGGCGAACTGCTTGGAGATGCTGACGAACCACTGCGAGAGCTGCGGCAGGTAAGAGGTACCGACCTTGCCCAGCGTCGCGATGATGTCGGCGAACGCCTTGGTTCCACCGGTCGCGATGGTGATGGACTGCGAGAGGTCGTTGAACATCTGGCCCAGCGCGGGGCCGAGCGACGTGCCGAGGTTGGAGGCGAAGGAGCCGAAGAACCCACCGAGTTCGGTGGCCGTGTCGGCAACACCCTTGCGGAACGCGGGGAGTAGGGAGTCGACCATCTCCTTGATCGGCTCGCGGGCCTTGTCCCAGAAGTTCGAGCTGATCGTGTTCTGGAGATCGGAGAGGGTCTGCTTGACCTCGGGGATCTGCTTGTTGAAGTCCTTCAGTGCGGCGATCGTGACGCCGATGCCGACTGCGAAGCCGCCGAAGAGGCCGGGCAGCAGGGCGACGGTCGGGCCGATCTGAGCCAGCGAGGCCGACAGGCTGAAGAGGTTGCTCGCACCGGCAAGCGCGAAGCCTGCAAGGCCAGCCATCGCGGACGCCAGCGAACCGATGATCGGGACGCTGCGGTCCAGGTTCGACAGGATCTCGCCGAACTCGCGGAAGAGCTTGTTCAGCACGCGCACACCCGAGAGGGCAGCCAGCGCGGTAGCGACCTTGGCAACCGCAGCGTTGTTGAGCTGCGGGATGATCGAGACCGTACGCGGGCGGGTCAGCAGGCCGAGCCGGGCGGACGTGGCCGCGCTGCTCAGGGCCGAGACATCCGGCTCGATCTTGATCTTCAGCGGAGAGTTGTCGTCGCGCCAGTTGTTGAGCTGGTGCGTCATCTCGCGCAGGGACTGGTCGCTGATCTTCAGCTTGATGTCGCCAGCGTCGAGCTCGGACTGGAGCTGGACCTTGCCGCTGGATCGAGCCTTGGCGTTGTACTGCCGGAGAGCCCTGGAGATCTCGCCCGTCATGGTCGAGGTGTCGATGCGGGTGTAGATCTTCACCTTGCGCGCGTCCGACTGGCGGTTGCGCTGGCTGATCTTCCCTACCTCGGTGAGGAGCTGCCGCTCGAACCCGGCCATGTTGGGCATGACCTGGACTTCGACCTTGAGCTTCTTCTCGTCCTTGGCGAGCTGGTTCTCAGCCTTGCGTCGGAACTCACTGGTGTCCGGCAGGACGCGGACACTGACGCGTCCGATGACCTGACCCTGGGGCATCGCTTACCTCCGCTTGGCGTTGAACTTGTTGTAGAGGTCGGCCACGGAGACGCGACGACCCTTCTTGCCCTCGCCCTTGGTCTTCTTCTCGGGCTTGGGGCGTGGCCAGAGTGGGATCTTGGGCGCCTTGCCCTTGCCCCACTGGCCGGTGGCTCTGGTGTTCTGGTTGATCGCGTCGAAGATGTCGGCCTGCATGTGGCGGTCGATGCCCCAGCCGAACTGGTCACGGCCGCCCGACGCGAGGGCGATCGTGAGGGACGTGTCGGGAAGCCTCTGGACAAGAGTGAGGACAAGGGCCGGCGAGGGCCCCCGACCTGCGATCACCTCAGTGAGATCCACTCCGTAGTGGAAGAGCAGGTCGGGGTAGAGCCCTTCGCCGTACTTGTCGATCAGCTCTCCGAGGCCGAGGCTTCCCCCACCTGGGTGCCCTCGCTGTACGTCGCAAAGATCTGCGCCAGGACCGCGAGGTCGGAGCCGATCTCCGAGAGCAGCTTCTCGGCCGCCTTCTCGTTGTCGGCGACCAGGCGGATCGCGTCCGCGAGCACCTGCTCCTGGTCGACGTCGTCGCCGTCCAGCTTCTCCTGGATCTTCAGGAGCTCGGCGCGCTTCTCCTTCGGGAGGCGCAGGGGGTTGAGCAGTCGGGCGACGAAGCCGTCGCCGAGCTCGATGTCGGTGGAACCGTACTTCGCTTCAGCGGCGGCACGGATGGAGTCGAGAGAGAAGCTGGCCATGGGGTTGCGGACCTCCAAGTTTGAGGGGTGAGCAGATCGCGGACCGTCGAACGAAGAGCCCCGAAGGGCCCCCGGTGTGCAAGGAGGTCCGCACCACTTGCACACCGGGGAGGATCAGATGGGCTCTGATCAGGCAGCCACGCCAGCGGCCCAGGAGTCGCCATCCCAGTACGCCGAGGAGGCGTCGCCCAGGGTGACGGACTGGCCGGTGGTCCAGGCGGAGGTCGGCGTCGCGATGACGGAAGCCATCGCAGCCAGGTTGGCCGGAGCCAGCGAGCCGGACGGAGTGAACGAGCCCGGCGTACCAGCGGTCGCACCGGTTGCGACACTTGCACCAAGCGGCGTGATCGAGTACGTCCAGGTGTTGGTGCCGTTGGTCATCGGCTTCACGCCGAGCGGCAGGCCGGCGAGCGACTCGGTGTCACCGAAGGACACGTCGTCGGCGCGGTAGATCTCGGCCTTGGGGGCGTAGAACGCGAAGTGGTTCTCGCCGTCCACGAACACCGCGAGGAACGCGGCGACGGTCGGGGTCGGGTCCGCAGGGACACCGACGCTGCCGTCCGGCAGGATCGGGGCGTTGGAGCCGTAGTACAGCTTCAGGCCCGCGACGTCGAACTGCTGGAGCGTGAGGGCCATGGTCTCGGTGCGCGCCGAGTACTTGGTGCGCAGGCTCTTGTTCTGGAGCGTGCCGATGACCGTCGCCTCGCCGCCCTCGGAGGAGATCGAGAAGATGTCCTCCAGGCTGGTGTGGCCAACCGCCTCCCAGGGGGAGGTCGGGACGAGCAGGTCTTCGGGGATGTCGGTACCGACCGGGGCGGTCAGGTAGTTGCCGGAGCCGATGACGAGGGTGGCGTTGTCGTTCAGTGCCACGAAGGGTTCTCCTTACGGGATGGGGTACGGGCGGTTGCGCGGCTTGCGGATCTCGATGTCGTAGGTCGCCTCGTAGCGCCAGACACCAGTGGGAAGGTCCGCGTACTGGACCGGGCCGCTCGACGTCGCCCAGTCGGTAACCCGACGGGGAGCGGATGCGAGGTCGGCCCGTGTGATGTGGCCGCGCGAGGGCACGACCTTCTGTGAGAGCCAGGCGTCGCGGATCACGACGCGTACAGCCTCGGAGAGGATCGCAGCGTCTTCGTCGCCATCAGGGTCCTGACAGAAGACGTGCACCGCGACGCGAGCTGCGTCGAGGAATCGGGTGTCGCCCGTCCAGTTTCCGAAGGACGGGTCGCGACGAACGAGTACGAGGGGGAACGTCTGATCCTTCGCGATCAGGGACTTGACCTGGATGCCGGGCAGCCCATCGCGAAGGATCGAGAGCATCAGGTCTTCGACGGGGGAGAGCTCGGCAAGCGCCTTGATCTCCGGGGGGATTCCGGCCATCAGCCTCTACCGCCCCCACGCTTGCGCGCCTTGATCTTGACCTTGCGCTTCTTCGGCTTGGCCTTCGGGCCCTGCTTCTTCGGGAGGTGGGATGCCTCTTCGAGGATGTGCAGGCCCTCCATCGCGCCGACTGTGTACTCGTCCACGACCTGGCCTCGGTCGTCGACCACCTGTACGTCGTACGCGGAGCGGCCGAACTCGATCGACAGGGCGGAGTTCGAGTTGTTGGTGGAGTTCGTGCCGTTCGCGTCGGAGAGGACGACGTACGCGTCGATGTCGCCCTTGGCGATCTCGATCTGCGCGATGCCCTCGACGCGATGCTTCAGCAGGAGCTCTTCAGCTCGGACGCCGATTTCGAAGGCGCGCTCGTCGACCTCCGCCTGGACTCCGTCCAGCGAGGCGATGACCTCCGCCATGTTCTTGCCATTGAGGCCCTTGTAGATGTAGGCCATCAGCTCGGCCTCTCGCGGATGTCGATCGACCAGTGCCGCGTCTTGCGGTCGCCGTGGTGGTAGGCGGGCGGAGTCACGACGTCCCACTGGGTACCGAAGACCTCGATGCGCGACCAAAGGGTCACGTCTTCGAGGTTCGCGTCCACGATCATTCGGTAGATGTTGATCTGCTGTTGACCGGGAACCTCGGCCTTCGAGGATCGCTGCGGGATCATGGCGCACCGCACTTGGTACGGGCCGTCCGCGTCGGCGACAAGGATCTCGTTGCCCCGGTTGTCGGTGTGGTAGCTGCTCTTCCAGACCGTGGCCGGGATACCGCGCCTACGCTGCATCGAACTCACCAGGGCTCCACCTCATCCGAGAAGAGGGGGAACGGGTCCTCGCCCGGCTTGTCGACCGGAACCAGGCCGACACTCACGGGCCGGCGCACGGAGTTCCAGGCGGAAACCTCCGCCGACATCAGGCCGGCGCGCTTGCCGCCGATCTCAGCGAGCAGCTTCCGCTCCTCGTCGGTGAAGTAGACAGTGCCAGCGTTCTCGCCCTGGGTGTCGTTCCAGCCCAGAGTCTCGTCGCCAGCTCGGGACTGCGTGTAGCCCGAGGGGTTGGTCATGTACCGCTTGCACGCCTTCAGGACCAGGGTCCGTACGAGGCGAGGGGCAGAGGTTGCGTCCGGCCAGTCGCGGCCAGCATGGAAGCTGGCCAGGTCGGAGGCATCCTCCAGAGCTGAGGTAGCGATGCGCTCCTCGTCAGCGTCGAGCGTCCAGTCGAGGCGAGCCTTCAGCTCATCGAGTGTGGCGAAGTTCGCCAAGGTAGTTCTCCTTCGCTCACGGGGAGGGGCGGGATGCGCAACTTGCACACCCCGCCCACTCACTCAGCTTGATCAGCCAGCGAACGGAGTACCGACGCCGGTGATCCGGGCCAGCTCGTCAGCCGGGTCGCCCGCAGCCGCACCGACCGGGAGGGTGTCGGTCGTCTGGTCGAGGTCCAGCTTGATCGCACGGACGAAGTGCTCGTTCGTGGAGACGAACGCCTGACCAGTGCCACCGTCGATGCCGATGAGCTGGTCCTTGACCTCGCGGTAGCCACGGTAGGTGTTGACCACCGACCGGTCCGTGAGGTAGTTGGCGTCGTAGTCCTGGAGCCAGCGCAGCGCCACGCCGTTGTGCGCAGCGGTGCCACCGGACACCGAGGAGGGGACGGTCGGGGCGCCGGTCGCGAAGATGAACGCGCTGCGGTGCAGGGCGAACGCCGCGTCGGACGGGACCTCCAGGGAGACCACGATGTCGAAGCCGAAGCGCCGACCGATCGAAGCCTCGCGGAGGGCGGAGACCGCCTCCTGCTCGCCGACGTTACCGGCGAGGTTCAGCTTGTCGTCCGACAGGAGAGCGGACTCCCAGCCGGAGCCGACCAGAAGGACGCGACCCTCCTGCGGGACCATGAAGCGGTTCAGCACCTCACGGGCGCGGATCAGGGTGCCACGGAGGCTGGGCTGCACACCGGCCGTAACGGAGTCACGGTCGACGGCACCACCAAGGGTCACTGCGTAGGTCTGCGCGAGCAGCTTGTCGACCGCTCCGCGCTCCAGGCCGCGACCGATCGCCTCGGTCTGCTTGGCGAGCAGCTTGGTCCAGCCGCCCAGGTCCATGTCGCGCTGCTCGTCGGTCAGCTTGACGGCCGAGTAGGTGTTGCCACCGAAGGAGACCGCGACGGTCTTCTCGGCGTAGTCGTCGAACTGGATCGGAGCCGACCGGTCGTTCCTCCACCCGTAGGTGCGGAACGGCAGGACGCCTTCGACCTTGACGTTGATGGTGTCGTTCTCGGCGCCCTTGTAGGCGTCGATGCCCTCGCGCTGGAAGAGCGCGGGGACGACGAGAGACTGCTCCAGAGCGACCGCCGCAGTCGCGGCAATCTTCTCCGGCTTGACGATGACGTGTTCAGCCACGGGTTGTGTTCTCCGTTCGGTAGAGAGGGGGAGGTACGGCGTGCGTCACTTGCACACTCGACCAGAAGGGGTGGTCAGTAGCGGTTGCGCCGGAAGTTCTCGACGGCCTTGACCGGGTCGAAGTCGTCGGTGTCGTCCTCGGGATTGAGGCCGCCACCAAGCGACTCAGGTTCGGCAGGAGCGACGAGCTTCTGGAGCTCCTTCGCGTCCGCCTCAAGCTCCTCGGGCGTGGTGCCGGTCAGGCGCTTGGCCAGCGCCTCGGGGAGCTCGTACTTCTGTGCCACATTGCTGAGCAGGATCTTCCGCTCCAGCGCGTCGATCTGCCCCTTCAGTTCAGCGGTCGCCGCCTCGAACTCCTCGACGGTCTTGGCCGAGCTGAGCTTGGCCTCCGTCTCGCGGAGCTTGGTGCGGTAGTTGGCCGCCTCGGCGTTGGCGTCGGTCAGCTTCTTGCGAAGCACGTCG